CCAATATTCCATTCGGACAACACTTAGTGTGTCCTGAGTGGAACAAGGAGAGATCGTCAAAGTTCTTTGTGTGATCAGTTGCGACGGAAAGGGCGAGAAATATCAGCGTTTCAATAGGAAATGTTGTTGCATTGCCCATAGTGCTAAACATGTTAAGTTTCACAATAGAATCTTTAAGATCCATGTGTGATACCCTAACAGCGTTTAGTACCTTGAACCAATCTGGTGGAAATAAAAATTCCACTAGACCGATCGATATACAGTCAGAGGCAGAACTAAAATCAATGGTGGCATGAAAACCACTAGTTGATGACAGATCCGCTAGAGACTTGTGTACATCTGGTAAAACACTGACATCAAAGCCAAACTCGGCTAATCGTTTATACATGATACCCATGAGGCCCTGCTGGAGAAACATATTTCCAGTAGGCTCGATAGCTATCATACGATTAATCTTGTTTGTCTTTGGGACAGTTGTAGCCCGTGATGCCCCTTCGAAGGAATACTTGTCCGTTTCCGGACGTGTGCTATTAAATGTTTCAATAGCCCAGTTTAACCTATGGTCAAATTGTAAGTATCGATCGAAGTAAGGCTGTGCGTTACGCGTAATACTAATTGGATAAGAAAGTTTTTTGTTTATTGAGGTGTCCGAGAACGGAACCCCAATTGACACTCCTCCTGAGTTTTTACACTCAAGGAAGAATTCTTCCATATCTAATCGCGCCAGAACTTGATGACAGAAACTACGTGCTCGTAATAAGCATTTTGTCATGTCATCATAACTGGCTAGAACTCTAGGAGCAACAGGGAATGAAAATAAACCCTTTTGTCCTATGTGTTCATTCATTTCAAGAAACTTATCGAACGTTTTGCGTTCGAGGGTTTTATGATCTGCGTTTTCAAAAAGATACTTTTTTAGAAAAGTATCAGATTGATTTTGTATTACATAGTTGCGTGCGCAAGGTGGCAATCCCAAAAGGGGATGCTTCCTTAAGTCACGTCGGATGTGCTGGCTGAGAGTGGTTACCACCCAGTCAGCATTGAGATCTTCTATATTGTTGACCTCAGGTTGGAACATCTTATTCATTGGATATTTCTCCATTGATAAAGTTTTTACGACTAGCAATAATTTGCTATGCGTAGTCAAAAGGGGCTACAAAAGCCCCACTATTTCGAAATAATTATGAAACTGATAAAGCTTCATAATAATTATCGAAATCCGAATCGCTCAATAACTGAGCGGCGATAAAACGCATATCAGTAAGATCGGCTGTACTAGTCTCAACAGAGCTAGAAAAGTCAATTTTTACTGTATTCACCTTCCATGTTACACCGTCAGCCAATAATATTGGATAACGGAGAGTAACGGAGCGGCGATCTTGCGTAAATCCGTCCGGAGACGACGCGTTTGGTTTAGATCTTGTGACCGTAAATGAAGCTGTTTTCTTATCGACATTTGATGTCTTATCGAAAACAATTTCGTTGCGGTCTAAAGAATCACCCAAGCTCGTAAAAGCTTCTGATGCTCCACCGGTTGCTGCAATAGCAGTACTACCAACGCTAACGCTGGCATTTGAGATAGTAGGCATTATATGCTCTCCTATTTAAAGATCTGAAGTAGGATTACTTCATATTGCGTAAAATTAACGCAACTAGATCTATTACTTTTGTCACCGTGTTGACCAAACCGGTCAAGTTTATCGGTGGTACGACGTCTGATAATCCAGGGGCCCAAGGGACCCGGGAATATTGAAACCTTTTAAGGGTTACAAGATCAGAGTCGAGTCGGATAATTTCGATTCCATTTTGATGAATAAAACGAAAGGATTGCTCCCTGTTTTCCTTCTTCGTAATGTAACCAAAATTGATCGTAAGACTAGGATCAAGGAGATTTGTAAGACCTTCGATACCTGATGAAATATCAGCTATCCGGTCTATCATAAAGGAATAGGGCATTACAGCCCAGAGTCCTAATGGTATATCCTTGTTCATCAAACCGTAGTTATGACGCCAATCTCGGGCACTATTCGAAATAGAATAGTTAACCCCAGCTTTGACTTCAAAAGTACGCTTTGACTGCCTG